GGGGTTGTTTAATATTAATTGTCACTGCTTAATATCCTTATAACTTTTTTCTTTTCTTCTTCTCGCAACCATTCTTTTTCGAAACTAAAGGTAGGACAACGACAAAGTGCATCTTCTAATATCCATTTAATTCTATAGAGGTCTTGTTTGTAACCCCATCCTATGAATCCGTCATTGTATGGACTGTTACATTCGTAGGCCGCGGCATTAATCTGCCCAGCAACGGAGGCCACATCTATTTGTTTCTTATGTCCCATACTGATAGTATAGAGAAAATAATAGGGTCTGTCAAGACCCTATGGAGATTATTTTTTTAAATAATAATCGAGATTAGGGGGAGTCCACCCAACGGGTTTTAATACCTTACCATCATCACGCTTGCGTACCTTGCCTGTATCTCGATCAATCTTGGCAAAATTAGTTGACATGACTTCTTTCCAAGCACCTTCGACATCTGCACCCATACTATGTAGTGCTCCAATTGTAACAACTAGAATATCAACCAGTGCGTCTAATGTTTCAATACGATCACTATTATTCATTGCTAGGTTAAGTTCTTTAAACTCTTCTTCAATGAGCTTTGTATATAGATTAAATTGTGCTACATTATAATCGCTTACACTTTGATCGCAGGCCTTCATAAATTTCTCTTGGTCTCTAAAAGGATTAGTCATTATACACCACGCACTACATCGCTGGGTTTTTCATCAGCTGATATCATAATAGCTTTATTATCAATACCGTGGACTTCTATAATAGATCCATCTTCTTGTTCAATTTCAAATCTACGTGTCCATCGGCCGTGTTCTATCAATAACCATTCGCCTATTTTAACATCTGTTTGATCTGGTCCAATAGCCCATACTCGACCCCATCGTGGTCTAACTCCGTGAGCTTTACCGTTATCACTATGTACGATAATTCCTGCTTTAGTAGTTTCTATACCAAATTCCATGTCGCTGATTAGAATTTTATCTTTAAGCGGAACTATTTTTCCTTTTACTTTTGCCATTTATTCACCTTGATTTGATTTTTTTCTATTCGGAATTGGAGCATCATAATAATCAGAAAGAATGTCTTCTCGTTTTTTAATAATCTCTCCATGGGGTCCTAGTTCGTCCCCCCGTGCGTTAACTTTAATATTTCCAATGGCTGGCATTGTTTCGTTTTTTTCTAGTAGTTGATCCATATCAACTTCTCTACCTTGTGCTGTTCTGTAAACTCTTCTTGACATCTGTATTCTCCTTATTTTAAGAACTCTTTGATATCGAGTTCATATTTAATACTGTCGATTTTGTGGATACCTAGCAAATATAGTACATAACTAGCAACACTACTACCTCTGCCTACTCCCCATACTATATTGTTTTCACGCATAATATCTACCAAGTATTTAAGATAATGTAGAAGGTCATACATGCCATGTTGAATAAACAACTCCAATTCCTGTGTTACTCTACTATATTGTTCCTCGTTTTCACATTTATCTAATAGATATTCTACAAGATTTGGAAAATAGTCTTTTGGCATAAACCATTGGGATTGATTTTTTTGATCAAATAATTCTACTGAATTGATAATTGGTTTATAAATTTTAAGTTTTGGTATACTATCAGCATTGCTGTTTATAGCATTATTAAATTGCTCAACAACGGATATTGTATCTAAACTAAATTGATCTAAATTTTTGATATTTCCGGAGTATAGAGATTCAAATACGTCTTCGACGTTCAACGATATCGTTCCGTGATTATCTATTTTTACCATTTTTACCTTTAATAATTAATTTATTATACAGTAATTTTTGTAAGGTTGTCAACTATTATCGATCAACATTAATAAGACTATCTAAGTCTTGATTTGAATTTCTAGATGCTATTTTATTATTAGCCAAATTTCGTTTTTGTAGCTCTGCTTTATATGATTCTAAAACTAATCCAATTTGATAACATAATCCGCTATTCCCTGATCGAGCAGACATAAAATACTTTCTACTAAGATCTGAAATTTTTAATTCAATCTCTTCTAATTTAAATTCGGATAAGTCTTGTAATAATGGATGAAACATTATGCTTGAGTATATGTACCTATGAATTTTACAAATACATTATTACCACCATCGGATGTATGTAGATCAAATACAGTAGTAACATTAGTAAGTGTACCCAATTGGAAGGGTAATAAGGTACCACGCTCTCTCATAATAGAACCACCTATATCAGTTACTAAGAATGTGCAAGTAGTTGCTGTACTAGAAGTAGTTGCGGCACCTAATTTTATTCCTACTCTAATTGGACTATATACTCCAGTACCAGGCCAATTTTGTACTGTAAACGATGTACTGGTATTAATAGTTATATCATAGTAAGCGGCTGAATTATAATATATTGTATATTCGTGTGTAGATTTATTAATTTCTACGTCATTGATAGCATAAGTACCAACATTTTGAAATATAGCGTTTTGAATTAAGTTGCCATCAAAATCACTAGCAGTATTAAGTTTAGCAGTAGTACTTTGAAGTTGGCTGATTTCTGTACTAGCCGTGCTTAATGCTAATTTTATTCTGGTAAAATTATCTCTGAAACCTTGACTATCGTTGTCCTGGCCAGCAACAGGGTATGTTGCATCTATAGTTGAAGCATTAATTTGACTGGTCATATTTTTTGAATCCTTGGATTATATTATATTTATATGGTATTGAATTATCAAGCATCTGGATTGATACTGATTTTAGCGTATGATGACGGAAATGTATTAGTCCTAACCCATAGATTATATTTAAATGCAGTTGTGACTTGAATAGGTAACGTAGCAACATTATTAGTTACTGTAGTTACTCCGTACAACGGAGTATTGTTTATTTTAGTAACACTAAAATCATATATACCACTTCCGGTAAGTACAAGATACGAACTTCTTCCTTGTCTTATATCAATTTGATTTGTAGCATTTTCAAAAAATACCATTTCCCAAACTATAGTAGGAGAGCCTAAAGTACCACCTGATGCGCCAGTACCTTAATACCGAACAGTATATGTTCTATTGGGTGCTGTTCCTAAAATACCATAATATATTCGTTGACATGAATTATCTCCCGGAGTAAGCATTATTTTGTTATCAGGAGGATTTGATGGACTAATACTACTGTAAACTGTGTATCCATTGGTAAATGTAACATAACCGTTTGTTCCTACATAGATTGTTGAAGTAGTTCCTCCGTTATATTGTATATTCCACGGCATTGCTAAGGTCCAATATCCATCATCATTATTTCCACTAGTAGGAACTGTACTTGATGTTAACCCAGTAGAACCATTAAATGGTAATGGACTTTGAGAAGAATACGTATACGATCCGGTACTAGTTACAATTCTATGACCGGTAAGATACCCTGTAGAATTTAAAATAGATCCGTTAAATCCATTCCCACCACCCGAAACAGTTAATCTGGCAGCATTGGAATATATTCCTGACAGTCCTGTGGTATCTATATAACCGCTTGACAGAGTTTTAAATACATCAGCACCGATAATATATGGAATTTCAGTTCCGTTTGATAATCCGGTAGTAGTGAAAGTAAAAATAGCGGTATTATTTTCAGTAATTGTTGCGGTGTTTACACTAACTGAAATTGTAGTATTTGTAGTTCTTGATACTAATGTAGATGTCCTAGGCCAAACTGTACCTGTTGACCCTCTATACTTACTAGACACAGTCGGCCAAGGAACAGAATACAATCCTCCAACATCTGAATCCTTAACTCTTGTTCCGGGAAGATAGGCTACGGTCTTGTTACTAGTAGGCTCCCATGATCCTGCATCTATATAATTTTGAGATCCAGCGGAGGTGCTTGCCAATGTTTGAGGCATGGTTTGTAACCAATCACGCACATCCTTTGTAGTCATTCTTGGGTATTTTTCCAGTAAACATGCTACTATTCCGCACACCTGTGGGCCACTCATACTAGTTCCAGCATCTAATGCATACACACTAACTGTATCGGTGTTTATTTCTCCGGTTATTCCTAATCGTGCAACTCTTGGATCTCTTGCCACCCCGCTGGGATAGCTTGTATTATCAATTACACTTAGCACAACCTCACCTGCGGCATAGACATCAACCCTTGGCCCATAATTTGAAAATTCTGATTTATAATCTTGAGCAGTTAAAACATTATTTCCGTAACTAAACGCAACTCCGGTAGAAGTTGAAGCACCCATAGCTCCTACACTTATAGGAGAATTATCTAAACTAGTACTAGTTGGTAATTCGTTTGCAGCCGCTGGACTAGATCCTCGATGATAATAATAAGCACTACCATTATATATTGCATAATTGTTATAGTCATCGTTCAGATCTAAACTAGGTTTTGCTATATAAAAATAACTATTCCCTGCTGATACTATGTTGATGACTCCTGCTTTGGTTGCATCAACAACCTGAGCATCTCTAGTTGCACTTCTTGTTGGCCAGCCATTTCCAAAAGTACCCGGCACCCGTAATGCCACCATAACAATATCCGGCCATATCCAACTACCATTTGCACCCGTGGTTGAATTGGTAGGATAGTACACATTTCCTCTGTACCACATTTTTGATGTAAACAATTTAAAATTACTATAGGAGGAAGGTCCAATAGAACCTGACCCGTAACTATTATTAGTAATTGTGGGATTTTTTATACCTGTTAACGGATTGACTTTTTTATTTAAATGAAACGCTTTTGCCCATCTAAAATCTATGTCATTAAAATACCCGCTATATATATTTGCATCTCTTGCCCAACCTTGAACATTTCCAGCAACGGTGCCTGCGGTATGAGCCTGATGATCATTTTTATAGCTGGGAGAGTAAATACTTGTGTTTACTGCACCAGTTGCCGCATAACTTAGTGAATTCCAATTAAATTGTACAAATCGACTATATCCAGTGCCGTCTGGATTTTGTTTCCATTCTAAAGTATTAGGCCAAGGCACCCCACCATCGATGACTATAACATCTACATTTTTTCCTGATAGGTCTGATTGTACTGTACGATTAGTTAATGTAGAACTTCCCGGTAGTCCCCACCCTGTGGGATTTGTTTTTACTCTATGTCTATAAATTCCCCAGTTGACGTTATTTACATCCAATAATCCGCTTTTTTGAAAAGTAGATGTAGATTCCCAGGCCTGTGTCATCCAATGAAACCCAGTTTCCTCGTCATTTAATTCCACCGCCGCAACTCTTGGATCATGTGATAAAGCGGCAGCTTCTTTTGCAGTAAGTAGATAATGAGTAGTCCTATCATGAGGACATCTATCAATACACTTTATAACTCTATCTGGAATGTGCAATGGCCCACCATTAGTCTCCATATCATAATAAAAACTTTCATTATGTTCAAAATTGTGTAAAGTGATATAATATACTCTTTCACCTTCACGATTATATTCTCCAAATTGTGGTAACGGTAATCCAAATTTATCTAAAGGAATACCGTCTTCAGTTAATGGTACAGTAAATTTATCCATTTAGCCTTCCAGTTGTATCATTGTCAATGTTACAGTAATTGCCGCAGAAGTAGCACCATTGTTATATATTTTAACAGGAATACTAGTTGACGAATCAACAGTATATCCTATAGTTGCAGGACTGAAATATTGAGTAGATGCTCCTGTACTAATAACTTCAGCTATTACCCCACTACCCGGTGACGGATCGTTAAGAATTGTCCTGCCAGCATCTGATGTACGAGCAGAAGTACTATTATATACGGTTACCCAAGCCGCCGCCGATGTCTCTATGCTTAATAGAACATAAGATTTATTACCTGTTATGGTATAATTTCCACTTGCACCTGCAGCCAACGAAGCACTGGTTACAGAAGGTAATGTTCTAACAGGCAATCCACCTCCACCACCTCCACCAGATATAGTTACAGTGACATCGTTGCCAACGTTTGTTGCAATAACTCCGGCCCCAGTAAAGTTTATACTGGTTACACCTGTGGTCTTAGTAGTACCTTCATCTTTAATAGTAATAGAGGCACCACCACCTCCACCATTAGTACTGGTGCTTAACGCATAGCCATTTAAATACAATGATCCAGTTACATCGACTGTTGTTGCTGTAAAAGTTTGATTAACTTTTAAATTTCCTTGAATACGAGCGCCACCTGTGACGTCCAACGCTATACCTGATGAAGTTGTAATTTCTATAATTCCGGGATGAGTCATCTTCCCGTATCTATCCCATAACACTTTTCTATTTGCATTTGGGAATCTATTATCAGAAATAGCAACGTTACCTGAAATATTTGTTAGATCAAGGCCGGAATCATAACCGATTATTACATTACCACCGCCACCTCCGAGACTATTACCTGCAAAAAATCCTATACCAATATTATCGTCACCGTAGCTATTTCCTAACGCACTTTGTCCAATAGCAATACTTCTTTGTATATAACTGCCCTCTCCGTAATATGCTGTATTTGCGCCAGCTCCTGCACCGATAGCAATATTATCATCACCGTATGTTTGCCATACACCTGCGGCGTTTCCTATATATACATTATTACTACCTGTAGTCAGTGAAGATCCTGCTTGTTGTCCGATTGCAACATTATAAACACCATACTGATTCCACCCACCAATGCCGTTAGGTTGAGCATCTACTACAATGTTTTGTCCTGATTCTGATCCTATTAAAATATTAGTATCTTTAGCACTACCTATATCTCCGATGAATATACCGCCACCATATGTTCCTGTATATCCTATAGTGGTAGATGACGTAGCCGCCCAATGAGTCCATTCAACTTTAAAATTATTATCACTATCATTGGTCTGTGCAATGTCAACATATTTTCTATTTGGTATTGCATCATTGCCATAAGCTATAACCTGTTGTTCGTAGTTAGTGGTTCCGGATACATTTAATACGGCAGATGGATTATTTGTTCCTAAGAAATTAAGATCGTCACCGGGTAGTGGTCTAATATAATTAACAATTAGTCCCGAACTAGTAGTTTTTCCTACAAGTAATGCAAACGCACCAAGTCCTGTGTCGGGATTTTCTTCGGTTCCTATACTATATTCGTCATCAAAAAATAAATTTGCTGAAAAACCTGGATCGATATTATGTCCTCTAGATATTATTAGTCCAGCTTTTCCTTTATAATATGGAAATGGTGCGGTTGGGTTCTCGCCAATACCTTCTCCGGTTTCATTAGAATTTAGAATTAAAAACCTAGATGGTACTAGTCCTCCGTTCCCTGTCGCATCTGTACTAAGTACTCCTTGGCTAATACTAAGACCTGCTCCAACAATAATTCCGCCTAGCGTACTTGTAGTGGCTGTGGTTAATGGTACAGTACTAATAGAACCGTCACTGGTAACACTAATACCAGTTCCAATTTTTACCAACCCTAGACTGTTAGTAGTAGCGGTATTGGATGTAAGAACGGATTGGCCGTCTCGTTTTATATCCCCAATGTAATCCGGAAGATTTAAAACACCCTCTTGATCGAATACCCATGCTGGTCCTAAAGAATTGTTTGCATCTATCTTTACGGTAATTCCTTCATTACTAACTAATACAGCGTTACGAATAGTTTCACTGATATAAAACCCGTCATTAATTGTATCTGTTCCAGCCCAAGAAAGTTCTGTAGTACCAGTTGTACCGTATCCTGAGATAATGGGCCCACCATTTTTAGATTGTATTCTTGAATAGTTTGGAATATTCAAATTACCCAACGAATCAAATGTTGCTTGATATCCGTTATTACTAAATGCTTGAACTGATATAGTACCACTACTTGTGGCACGTAAACTCAGCCCATCTAATTTAAGCCCACCTAATACTGTTGTTGTTGCTGTTAGTATTCCTGTATGGGAGATAGAATTAAGTCCGGAAACATCTGTGTAATTAAGAGTAACATCTCCTTGTCTCCCTGCCACTGATTTTACAGCAACAGTAGTTTCTAGATATCCTCTAAATTGTTCAAATGTAGCTTGTCTTGTAGTATCTGGGTCGGTTCCGTAATCTACTACGGGAAATGCAATAGTTCCGGTGGCTTGTGTTAACAGTGGTAAATTGCTGATTGTTGGCATGTATCACTCCAATAGTATTGGATATCCTTCTTCTGTTGTTAGTTCTGCATCTTGAGTAAAAATGTAAGAATAGCGTTCCCCCAAATTTGTTCCAATAATATCTCTTCTGGGGAATAACAGATATTTAGCACCCTCGTTGCCTAATGAATTTTCAACCACTAGTCTATCTATCTCGAAATGAATATCTTTAAAATCAAAATTTGATAACTTAATTCTTTTTACTATCAAATCTCCCTTTCCGGGCAATGCATAGCAAATTGGAACTGCAAGAATAAACCCTAGCGGAGACCCGGTTTCTTGTTGTATAGTGCTCATAAACCTGGGTCTATAGTATTCGTCTGTTCTTATTCTAGTTCCTTGTATTTTAATATCTCTTAGTGATGCTCTCATATTAGAGGCACTATTAGGAAATACAGTCACTCCACTAAATGCAATTGGTCCAGTTGTTTGAGATTGTTCTATAATTTCTACATAAACAAAATCATATACATAGTTTCCGTTAGCATCTTCAGCTTTAGTCCACTTTACGTTACCAAAATTGAATTTCTTCCTATAAAAATATTTTCCAATCTCATCGATAAATGTTGATAGCCTGATTTGTTCTAATCCATATTCTATAGGTAATTTAATACTATATTGTATTCCGAATGCAGGATCGTTGTTTCTATACATTAAATCTGATGGAAATGTGTAATTATTAGTAATAAATTCTCTATAAAGATTACGTTTGTTATTTTCTCTACTATTACTCAACATTGCTTGAGCATAGATATTAGTATATCTAATAATATCATTCTCTGGAACAATTAAATAAAATTCTTTTTCTATAGCACTCTTATCAAATATATCACTAGCTTGAACAGTGAATCTATAAATTTTATCAATAGTAGTGGTGCCACCATCGATGATAAATGATCCGTATCCGTATTTTGCTCTGTCAAAGTATAGTTGACTTCCATACGTTATTGACCCTGCAATGCTTCCATCCTTTTTTAATTCTAATCCAGATGGTAGATGACCATCTAATAATGAATAACTTATTTTATAGTTCTCTCCAACATGAGTAGCAACAATAGATAATTCGCTTTGTTGTCCGGGAACTAAATTACCAATAAATGTATCACTAATATACTTTATTGTACTTTCTACATCTCCCTTTATTATTAAAGTAAATGTTCTTAACGTAGAAGTTTGATTTCCTGTTTGTCTATCTGTTTTTGTTACACGGATTGTAAATTTATAAGTTTTACTATATGCAGGCTGATATGGTAATGTTGCATATAGAATTCCTTTAACAGGATCTAGAATAAAATTATCAGGGTGAATACTAGCAGTTTTATCTTGATTTAATGCAACATCAAATAAAATATTTGATCCTTTTAACACTTTTGATAATACAGGATTGTTTAATGTTATATTTTTTAAATAAGCGTCGATAGCTATAATAGTCGAGTTTATTTCTAAGTTTTCAGTTGAAACCTCCATACCTATTGTTAACCCTGTTATATCACTTATTCTAATATTAACAGCTCCGGGATAATAATCTGAAGCCAATGTTTTAGATATACCCCAATTATAAATTGTAGGGCCTATACTAGGTGAAAAATCATAGACATTTAATTTAATTACCTGATTGTTATTTGCTCTTACATAACCTAAATTTGCTGGAGTTAACCATTGAGGACTGAATAAGTATCCAGCATCAACAGTATATGTACTATTGTCACCTTCGATATAAGTTGTATCAACTCTAAAAGCTGATGAGTCTTCTATTTTTAATCTGAATAATTGTTTACTACTAGCAACACCATCAGTGACAGTGACCCTAAATTGATAAGTTTTTGGTATAAATTTTGCGGTATTTCCAACGCTAGCCTCTAACAGTACTACGTGGTCATATGGAAATTCATCATACGGTTCCAAATCATATCCTGCTTTATTAGCGGCTTTATAGGTTAATCTAAGTTTATCATTTACCTGTCCAATAAATCTTCCATATTCAGTTAATACTATTCCGGGTGGTAGTTCACCATCTCCGTCTTGTATAAAATATCTTAATTCTTGATTTTCTGGAAGTTTATCATATAACGCAGATAGTTGATAATCGACCAATTGTTTGTTAACTAGATAGAATTGTCCATTAATTCCTGCTGGTAATAATCCTCCGGGAGTTAACCACTCAGGAGCAGTTGGTCCTTCAGTATCAATATAGAATGTTCGATCTGTTATTCCTGATTCATTTTTAGCACGAATAACAAATTTTGATCTAATAGTTTCTCCTACACTGTACGGAGTACCGGAAATATCTCCAGTGGTAGTGTTTAATCTCAATCCGCCAGGCAGGCCTCCATTGATTACTGAATAAACAATGTCACCACCAACTGCTTGTACAGCGGTAGAAACTGTAACTCTTTCAGTAATGGTACCTAAAAGTCCAGCAGATGTGAGCCACTTTGGTTCTAGCATATTTTATAATCTACCTACTACTATTTCTATTATACCATCATCACCCTCATAATCTTCTAAGGCCTTACCTATTACACTGCCTAATTGAGGACTATGATCCGGTCTTGCATATCCACCACCTGCAGATACTAACATATCACCTTTACGTATTTTTCCTCTGACCTTACATGGAACACGCCCAATAAGTGCTACAGCTATTACATGTTCACCTTGACATCCAGAATTCATTAAATGTGCTGGATTGGTAGATACTACACCTGCTACTGCTCTTGTTCCGTCTTCGGCAATAGTAACTTCACAGCTACCGCCAAATTCTAGAACTGTACAAGGTCCGTAATCTTTATCTGCAACATAATTTTCTGCCAAGTCAGCATATTGAGCAGAAGTAGCAATACCACAAAACTTTTTAGCATATAGATCACAGTTAGCATCTCTTTTTGCAATCGTGCTTGCCGTTGCGGCTGTATCAGGTACAACACCTCCTAAACAAGTTGCATTCTTGGCAGTACCTGTTAACGATGCAGTAATTGTTCCTGCAGAAAAATCTCCGGAACTATCTCTGGCAACTACTTTGCCGCCAGTATTAACATTTGTAGCATCAACTGACCATGTAGTATCTACACTACCGTTAAAATTACTACCTGTAAGATAATCACCTCTTGTTAAAGTTTTTTCAGTTTTAT